CGAAGCACGTGGAATGGGCGGGTCAAACACAAAAGATGTCATCACAAATCTTCAAGCGTTGTGTCGAGAATGCCACACGAAATTTGGAGACCAAAAACAATACAAAGACTTTCTCAAAGAGAAGCATCGAATCGCTTTGAGCAAGTGTCAAAAATCGTGAGTAAAACGTGTAAACTATGCCAAATCCACAGAACCTAAAACCATTCAAACCGGGCAACAATGCAAACCCGAACGGACGACCAAAGAAACTAGTCACGCAACTCAAAGGGCTAGGCTATACAAAAGACGACATCAATCAAACTTTGATGAATATGGTCGCTATGTCTCGTGAAGAACTCACAGAGATAGACAAAGGGAACGACTATACTATTTTAGAGCGCATCGTCGCAGGTGCGTTGCTTAAATCACACGACAAGAACTCTCTCTTCTCACTAGAGACGTTGCTCACTAGAGTACACGGCAAACCAAAAGAAGAAGTAGAGACAACAATCAAAACAGAAGAACCTATCAAAATAACACTTAAACTAGACTAAATGACAACTTACATCGGCAACGGATGGGAGAACGAGTACGGAATCAATCTCTCAATCAACATCAAGAAACTAAACGACGCTATCTCTAGCGGTGAACTTATCGTCAATCAATACGGTGACGTTCGAATCAACTGCAAAAAGATGAAAGCGCCTCACGAGAAATCAAGAGCGACTCACGCTGTAAGTGTTCCACAACCCAAGAAGACTGAAGACGTACCATTCTAATGAAAAAGACTTGGAGAGGTTCTGACGTGTTACCACCACACGACGAAGACTTGAAACTTGTAATCAACCAAAGCGACGAAGTGACTCTTGCGCGTTATATGGATGATATGTGGATTGATGAATACACAAATCGCTTGATACACGTACGCTATTGGATGCCTATACCTATCGCCCCAAACGAATGAGAATACTTGCACTAGCAGACGGAATGAATGGCGTCGTCTATCACAGGATATACACGCCTTTGATGCGTCTACAACTCGACGACTACGCTACAATAGATATTGCTCAAGATAGCGATACAATGATGAACCTTGTCGACTTTAAGAACTACGACCTTGTAGTCTTTAATCGTTGGTTAGGAAAGCATCACTACGACATCTTGAAGAAGATTGCTCAAGCGAAGACTCCGTATGTTGTTGACGTTGACGACTACTGGGTGTTGCCTAAATTCAATCCTGCTTATTGGGCGTATCGTCACGGAATCAAGAACGCAATCAAAGACGCTCTTCACTACGCAGATGGTGTGACCTGCACAACACCACAACTACTCGACCAAGTCAAGCAGTACAACAAGAACGCAATCGTTCTACCTAATTGCTTAGACTACGAACACGAACAATGGAAACACTCACGACTAGCGAATGACAAATTCAAAGTCGGTTGGGTTGGTGGTATCACTCACCACGAAGATTTGAAACTCATCGTCGACGACATCACTCGTCTAGGTGAAGAAGGTCTTATTGACTTCTATTTGTGTGGGTATACTCCAAGCGATATCTGGGATTCAATCTGCGCAATGTTCAAAGGTGATTGGTTTCACGTCGTACGTGGCACTAGCGCAAACGCATACGGTGAAGTCTACAAACACTTCGACGTAGCAATCGCACCACTTCAGTCGACAAAGTTCAATTCGTGCAAGAGCGAGTTGAAGATTCTCGAAGCGAGTGCTTATGACTTGCCTATCGTCGTGAGTGCTTGTGAGCCATACTTGAACCACATCGAGAATGGTGGTGTCGTCTTCGCAAAGAATGACGAGTGGTACGACTCAATAAAACAAGCGTTACTAAATACTTCGCACTTAGGTTCTTCAAACGCTAAGTATTGCAAGAAGTTTCACGATATCAAGTTGTGGAACATCGAACGAATCAAGTTCTACGAAAGCATATGCAAATAGAGTACATTCGCCCTAGATTGACTTCTTATCAAAAGAACATACTCGACTCACAAGCGAGGTATACAATCACGGCGGCGAGTACTAAAACAGGCAAAACCGCATCACACATCATTTGGCTCTTCGAACAAGCACTCAAGTTGCGAGATGGTCAAAGTGTGTGGTGGGTTGCACCTGTATACCAACAAGCAGAAATCGCGTATCGTCGTATGAAGACGCAAGTGACAGACAAGAACTTCTTTATCACGAATGAGTCGAAGTTGTTGCTCACTCTTCCAACAGGTGCGAGAATAGAGTTCAAGAGCGCAGAGAAGCCAGACAACCTATATGGTGACGACGTGTACGCTTGTGTCTTTGACGAAGCATCACGAGCGAGAGAAGAGTCTTGGTTCGCTCTTCGTTCTACTCTCACGGCTACGCAAGGCAAATGCAAACTTATCGGTAACGTCAAGGGGAAAAAGAATTGGTTCTACAAACTAGGTGAACGCGCAAAGCAAGGAGAGAAAGACTACGAGTACTTCAAGATTACGGCATACGACGCAGTCAACGAAGGCATACTTCAACTCGATGAAGTAGAACAAGCAAAGCGAGACTTACCAAAGCACGTATTCGATGAGTTGTATCTAGCAGAACCCGCTGACGATAAATCAAACCCTTTTGGTATCGACTCGATTCGCGCTTGTTATCAACCTACTACAAACTCTCAAGTCGTAGCGTATGGGATTGACTTAGCAAAGTACACCGACTATACGGTGATAATTGGTATAGATGCGAATAATTGCGTATCTTATTGCGAACGCTTTCAAAGCGATTGGGGGCAAACTCAACAACGCATCATTCAACTCGTACAGAACACACCTGCTTTCATCGACTCTACTGGTGTGGGTGACCCTGTCGTAGAACAAATACAACGCGCTTGTTCTCGTGCGCAAGGTTTCAAGTTTACATCTCAATCGAAACAACAACTCATCGAAGGTCTAGTTCTTGCAGTACAACGCAATGAGATACGCTTTCCAGAAGACCCTATCGGATATGAGATGGAGTCTTTCGAATATGAGTACACTCGCACAGGTGTAAGATATAGCGCACCTAGCGGATTGCACGACGATTGCGTTTGCTCACTTGCTCTCGCTTTAGATTGTAAGTCAAAAAATAGACCGGGATTATTTTACTTTGCATAAATGAATTGGAAAAACATAACAATCGAACAACTACAAGAACTCGCTTCTATCAATCACTTTGAAGGAGTCGAGCGTCGTATACATCAAATCGCTATCGTCAATCGCTTAGACATAGACGAAGTCGAAGAGATGTCACTCAAGAAGATTCTCGAAGAAGTAGAGAAGTTAAATTTCTTGAATGAGTTACCACAAGACAAGCCGATGTTCGCTTTCAAGCATATGAAGAAACGCTATCGTCTTATCACAAACGCTCAAGAGATGCAAGGTCATCACTTCATCGCTTTACAACAAATCAAAGCAGACGATATCATTGAGAACCTACACAAGATTCTGGCGATGCTCTCGTACGAAGTAGACATCTTTGGCTATCGTGTAAAAATCCCAAAAGGTCAAGTAGCGACCAACTTTGAGGAACGATGCGAGTCGTTCAAGACTTTGAGTTGTTCGTTCGCTTATTCATACGCATCTTTTTTCTTGGCACTCTATCCGCAGTTGTTGACCGCTACCCTCGATTATTTGAAGCAGGAGATGAGCAACTTGACAAAGTAGAGGTAAGTCCTTTTTCGTGGCTTGAACTTGTTGACAAGATGGCGAATCGTGACAGAACAAAATGGGATTTCTTTCTTGAGATGCCATTGATTGAGTTCTTCAACGCCATCGCATACTACAAAGCACAAACGCAAGAGCGCAACAAACGACTAGAGCAAAGCGCAAACAAGGGATTTCAACCTTATGTCATCGCAGTTCTTAACGAGATGTTGTGATAATCATTTTGAGACGAGAGTGTTGCGATGCTATTTTAATACGTGGCACTCTCAATCACACAACAACCAAACGCGAACGCACCTGCTTACAATGATACGAACTTCGTCATCACAGAGTCAAGCGGTGCAATCTACACGAAAGACAATTTCAAGTTCATTTGTGAAGTAAAGCAGAACACTACGACTCTTGCTAAACTCAAAGCACCTATCTACTACGGCTCAACAAACAAAGGTGTCTTCAATATCTCTCGCATTTTAGAGAACTATGTCACCTATGACTTCAACATCAACGATACTCTCGCTAGTGGTTGCACAAATAGTGCAATGTCGTACAAAGTAGAGTTCGGCTACGAGTATAGTGCAAGTGCAACAGGTAGCGTCGTAGAGTACACAAACTTGACGAGTGCAACTGGCAACGTATGGAACGCATCACTCAACGCGATTGACTTAGTGAACTACAATGGTCAATACACAATGGATGGTGACGGAAAATTCTTGACACCCATTCGCTCGAAGATTATACAACGCACACAAAAAGACTTCTTGTACGCAATTAGAAACACCGCTACAAGCGCAGTCGTGACGTATAGCGACGCAAGTACGCAAACCTTGAGTCTACCTACTTCTACGATTGTACGCATTCCTAGCGGTTCTCAGTTGACAATCCCAAGCGGTGCGACATACTACGACATTGTACTCAAAAACGGAGGTACAACACTCAGCGAGACGTATCGTGTGACGTTAGTAGATGAGTGTTCAAAGTACGAGACAACTGACTTGTTTTTCTTGAACTCTCTAGGTGGCTTTGATTCTTTCCGATTCAACAAGGTGCGACGAGACACATACGACACTCAACGCAAGACGTACAAAGCAAATCCTTACACACTAGGTGCTACATACGCGTATCAAACTTCATCTTTTAAGTCAAGAAATTACGACACAATTTCAACTCATAGGGTTAAATTGTTCTCGAACTGGATAACAGAAGCACAAAGCGAATGGTTGAAAGATTTGATTGATTCGCCTATTGTGTTTGCATACGATGGCACTACACTTGTAGCAGTCAACATTGAGACATCAAACTACGAAGTGAAGAAGCACGTACAAGATAAAGTCTTCAATCTAGAAATAGACGTTGTATATTCGTTCGATAGCAAGAGACAAAGACAATGATAGAGATTTACGTAAGCGGTGGCACAATCACGAACAGAAGACTTGACACTTTCGGGGATGTAAACACACTCATAACACGCTCAATCGCAGACATACGAGAGCCACAATCTCGCTCTAGTGAGTGGTCGAAGACATTTACTTTGCCAGGTACAAAGGCGAACAACATAATCTTCTCGCAACTCTTTGAAGTTGAGCAGGTGATTTCTTCGAGTGTTCAGTTCACGCCCGATTTCAACCCAAATCTAAAAGCAGATGTCATACTATTTAGCGATGGCATTGAGCAGTTGAGAGGGTTCTTGCGTTTGCTATCCATCAAAGTAGACGACTCTACGCATATCACCTACGAAGTAACGCTTCACGGACAAACTGCGGATTTGTTTACTACACTAAGTGAGCGCAAACTCAATGCTCTAGACTTTAGCGAGTACAATCACACTCTATCTAGTGGCAACGTCATTGATTCGTGGGCAACACAAATCTACAAAAACGGCTCGACTCAAGCGTTTGCGTATGGTGAGGGCTATATGTATGCAATGATTGACAAGGGTCACCCTCGCAATATCTCTCTATGGGAGACAAACGAGTTTACACCTTGCTTGTATGCAAAGACTATCGTCGACAAGATGTTTGCCAATGCGTCGTACACTTACACAAATGACTCTTTTTTTAATAGCGATAGATTCAAACACTTAGTCATTCCACCACCATCGTCTTTGACCGTCGATGCTACTGCTCTCGAAGCACGTCGATTCAGAGCATCTCGCATCACAAGTGCGCAGTCGCTAGACTTGTCGTCTACTATTATTTTTCAGAATGACTCAACTAGTGGGAACTATGACAACGGAAACAACTACAATACAACGACAGGACAATACGTCGTTCCTGTTGGGGGAAACTACGTCTTTGATGTTTCTCTAGATGTCAACTACGCATCGACTGGCTACACTCCTATTTTTCAAGAGGACATCTGGCTTGTATTTGGGTTGTACGTAAACGGAATCAAAAAGACTACGTCAACCGTGACGGTAGACTTTGGCTCACCTGCTTTCAACATAGACTTGTACTTTGCACCTAGTTCGTTGCTCAATGGTGATGTAGTAGAAATCAAACTTGTTCAAGTATGGGATGAAGCAAATCAATACAATCTCACAAATAGTCAATTCCAAGTAGACATTGGAATAGGTTCTAACATCGAGAACAATTTGACGGCTTACACTTATGGCTATGGCGAGACCGTCGACTTCTCAGTCTTTTTGAATAGCGAAGTAAAACAAAGCGAGTTGTTGCTCTCGTTTGTCAAGATGTTCAATTTGTATATTGAAGCGGATAGAGACAACCCTAAAGAGTTGAGAATCGTACCTCGTGACGAGTTCTACAATGGCGCACAAGTAGATTGGACACAAAAACTAGATTACTCTCAAAGCGTCGAGATTGTACCTATGGGAGAACTAGAAGCAAACCCATACAAGTTTCAATACAAAGAGGGCAAAGACGACGCAAACGTCTTGTATCAAGAGTCTTATCAAACGACGTACGGCTCTCGTACATATCAAGTCGAGAATCAATTTGTAAAAGAAGAGAAGAAGATTGAGGTCGTTTTCTCGCCTACTCAAATACGCTCTTACAACAATCAAAAGAACTTCGTCTTGTCGTATGTACCAAACGCTCAAGATGGTGACTTACGTGTGATGTATTATAGCGGTTTAGTGAGTGGTGTTAATTGGATGCTCTACGCTCAATACGCAGGTGTAGGACTCAATCGCTCAAATCGTTTCTCTATCCCAATCACTACGCATCTTGACTCTATTTCGAACCCTACTTTTGACATCAATTTCGGGATGCCTCGTGAGATTGGTCTAGGTGCAGGATATAAGTACACAAACGCGAATCTTGTCAATACATACTACTATCGTTTCTTGACTGAAATCACGTCGAAGAACTCGAAGATTTTTAGAGGGTATTTTCGTATCACGACGAAAGACTATTTGAACTTGTCTTTCGCAGACGCTTACTTCTTTGAAGGTCAGTATTGGCGTTTGAACAAGATAGAAGACTATGACCCGAATGGTGACTCAGTATACTTGTGTGAGTTCTTATTGGCGCAATTTGTGCAACCTGCTATAATTGCACAAAAGACAATCGGTGCAGGTACAGGACAAGGACAACAAGGTGAGACTTATGGCGATATCTACCCAGGTGGAAACATTCCAATCAAGACGGGAATCAAGGGAGTCTCAGTAGGTACAACGAACGGAGGTAGTGGCGTATTCGTAGGCGATGGAATCGTACAATCTTCAAACAATGACAACTCAAGTGCGTTCGCGAGTGTCAATACTTCTTTCTTAGAAGGTGCAGACAATTCGATGGCGGTTGTTTGTGATGACTTTGCTATCACTAAACCAAATACCTTGTATGTAGGGAACTACGAGATGTACCCAAACTTCTTGAGTGGTGGTGCAGTTCGTACAGAGACTACAAACTACAACGTTACGAAAGACGATTGGTTGATTCTTTGCGACTCAAGTGGTGCAGGTTTCACCGTTACTCTCCCAGACCCAACAGGTCTAAGCGGTAAACATTGGGTATTCTTGAAACTCTCATCGAATCATCAAATAACAATCGACACGGCAACAACCGCGCTCATCAATGGAAGTACAGACGAATCAATCACAAACCACTACGAGAAGAAGTGGATAGTTTGCGATGGTTCAAATTTTTATGTAATAGGTAACGGATAAAATATGGCTATTAAATCAACGGTAGAACTCGAAGTCAAATCGAATCTTAAAGGGTTCAAAGGCGAGATTCGTCAAGCAACAATCGAAGCACAAGAAGCAGTTCGCACCTTTGGTGAGTTCTCGCCAGAAGCAGTAGAAGCAGAAAAGAAACTGGCTTTGCTTCGTGACAGGATGGAAGACTTCAATGACCGAGTGTCAGCAGTCAACCCCGATAAGTTCGCGCAAGTACAAACGATTGTTCAAGGTGTCGCTCGTGGATTTCAAGCGGCGCAAGGTGCAATGGCTCTATTTGGTAGCGAGAGCGAAGACCTACAAAAGACAATGATTAAAATTCAAGGGGCGATGGCTCTTGCGGATGGTCTAGAGGGTCTTGGAAAGATTCAGCAACAATTCACCGCTATCGCAAAGAACATCAAAGGTGGTGTGATTCAAGCGTTTCAATCTTTAGGGCGTATCTCAACTCTTGCGTTTGGTGTCTTAGGTGTAGCGTTGACGCTCATCATTGCAAACTTCGACAAGATTAAAAACGCGATTATGGGATTGATTCCCGGCTTGTCAACTTTTGCTTCATTCATTGGTGGTCTCGTACAACAATTTACAGACTTTGTAGGTATCACTAGCGCAAGTGAGAGAGCGTTGGAGAAGTACAACAAAGCAACTGAGAAAAACAATGAGCAACTAGACAGAGAGATTGCGCTTCTAAAAGCAAGAGGAGACGAAATAGGTGCATTCAATAAGCAACGTCAAAAACTAGAGAATGAACTTGCTCAAGCGCGTAAGAACTACGGAAAGAATACAGAGAAAGAATGGGGCAAAATCATACTAGACACAAAGAATGCTCTTGCTATTCTCGCAGAAGAAGAGAAAAAGTACAACGCAGATAGAGCAAAAGAAGCAAACGAAAAAGCGAAAGAGCGTCGTGAGCAGGTTCGTACGTTAAATCAAGAATTAAGAGTACTTCAAGCAGATGAAAACGATAGAGATTTACTTGCACTTCAACAATGGTATGCAAACTCTCGTCGTCAATATGTAGAGAATCAAGAAGCACTTCTTGTACTTGAGAATATATACAACTACAAACGTCAAGAACTTCGTGACAAACAACTCAAAGACGTTCAAAAAGGTATAGCAAAGGAAGTCAAAGAGGTTCAGTTTGGAGAAGAGACAAAAGTCAAACTCGCAGAGCAAACCTATCAACGTCAATACTCAAACGCAGAGAAGTTCAAATTGTTCGTTGCAGTAAACAACGCAGAACTCATCGACCTTGCAAAGAGTTTCTTTGATGTTAGCGCAGAACTAGCAGAAGCGTTCTCACGTCAAGACGAAGAGTCACAAAAGAGAGCGTTTAATTTCTCTAAGGCGATGAAGATTGCGTCGACTATTATGTCTACTATTGAGGGTGTGCAAAATGCTTTCAAGACTGCGCAAGATTCACCAATCACGGCGGTCGTTCCCGCTTACCCTTTTATTCAAGCAGGTATCGCAGGGGCTTTTGGAGTCGCACAAATCGCCAAACTCAAAGCGACAAAGTTCAATTCTCAACAAGCAACTCAACAAAGTGGTGGTGGTATGCCACAAATGAGCGCACCGCAAACAAGTTCTTCTATGTTGCAACAAGGAGGGAACGAACAACTAACTCAACAACAACGCGTCTACGTGCTTGAGGGTGACATCACTCGCACACAACAACGAGTATCTAACAACAAAAAAGTATCTATTGTCAAATAAACGCTATTTATGAGTATGAATCTACCAATCTATCGACTAGACATCAACGAGTTTGACGAAGAAACTGGCATCGACTTTGTATCGCTTGTTGAAGCACCCGCAGTCGAAAGAGATTTTCAAGCGTTTGAAGCGTTCGAATCTTACATCGACTACCCAGAAGGTGCAAAAGCAAACGCAGAGAGAGGCATTCGCTTAAACGAAGAAAACGGCAACAAGTGTGCAACACAAGTCGGGAAGGTAAGAGGTCAACAACTAGCAAAAGGTGAACCTATAAGCGATGACACAATACAACGAATCTACTCTTACTTGTCAAGAGCGAAAGAATACTACAACGAGAACGATGAAACTGCTTGTGGCACTATCTCATATCTCTTGTGGGGCGGTGAAGAAATGCTTCGTTGGACAGAGCGCAAAATAAACTCTAGCAAGTTCGCCATTCAAGATGAAGAAAAGAGAATTGTTTCGGGAGTTGCTATGGTTGCTGATATGCCTATCTATCGACGCGATGCTATTCGTGGTGAATACTACGTTGTGTTTGATAAGGATTCTATTTTTAAGATAGCGAAGAAGTGGGCAAGGTCAAACAAGTACGATAGTGTCAACGCTCATCACAAAACACCAATCGAAGAAGGTGTGTCTTTGTTCGAGTCTTACATCGTAGATAGAGAGAGAGGCGTGATGCCACCAAAAGGATATGAAGACGTAGCAGACGGCTCGTGGTTCGTGTCTTACTTAATCGACAACGACGATGTGTGGGCAAAAGTCAAAGCAGGAGAGTTCAAAGGTTTCTCCGTAGAAGGAGTGTTTGATTTCGTGAGCGAAGTAGACGAAGAGATGAAAGTCATCGAAGAGTTGAAGCGAGTTCTTGCTCAATGGGATGGTCAATAAAATTGCAACACTAAACAACAAAATATATTTTACTATGATGAACGCAAAAGAAACTCTAAAACAAGTCCGCACTTTGTTGGGATTTGAAGAAGAAAAAAGTATCGCCTTTGAGACTGCTACGTTGAAGGATGGTACTATCGTAAAATGGGAAGGTGAGTTGTCAGTAGGTACTATCGTAATGGTAGAAACTGCCGAGGGCGATATCCCTGCACCCGATGCAACACACGAACTAGAAGACGGTACTCTTGTGACTACTCTTGATGGTGTTGTGTCTGAAATCGTGAAGCCAGAGATGGAAACTCCCGAAGTAGAAGTTGTAGTTGAAGCCGAAGAGTTCGCTACCGTATCTCGTTTTAACGAAGTCGTAGAAACTCTTGAGTCTAAGATTGCTCAGTTGACTGCTTCTATTGAGTCTTTGGTAAGCGAGAGAGCATCTCACAAAGAAGCGATGTCTAAAGTAGTTGAGTTGGTTGAGAAAGTAATTGACTTGCCAAGCGACGAACCTACCAAGAAACCTCACACACCTAGTA